TGTGATTCTAAATATAAATCAAAATTTATGGATATTTCTTTTCTTAAATATTCTATTCTTTTTAATCTATTTTTCTTTATTTCATTTTCTGTCAATTCATCATTTTTGTCTTGTTTAATTGATTCTAAAATTTGTTCAGTCTCTAAATCATCCTCCTTTTGTTTGATTAGTTTTTGTTCATCTAAAGCCTTTTGGATATCTTGTTCTAGTTGTGGATATTTTACAAGTATACTTTCAATTCTTTTGACTATAGATTCATATTCCAATTTTGCTATTGCCTCATTTGCTTTAGCCTCAATCATTTTTGGTTCATCTTCCTTATAATTCTTATTGATCATTCGTCTAACAATTGATCGTTTAGCAGAGTATTTAAGACATTTAACTTTTTCAGAGGCTTTAAGGTTAATTAAAGTATTTAATAGGTAAATTGGATATGTTGTACAAATATCAGACTTTTCAACCTTTTTTACCTTTATTTCTTTATGAACGGTTTTAACATGTTTTTTTAAGTCAGAATTAATTTTAGTTGTATAATTACAAAATTCACATTTTGTTTTGTCTATTCCATTAACATTATTTATATGTTTTTTAGTATTATTGTGATTTTCCTCATCTCTTGAGTTCTTAAATCCAATACCACAAAATTCACAAAATTTAAAATATTTACTAGAGTCTTTAATATCTTCCATACTATATAATATTATATATGTATATTTCTTTAAGTCATTTTTTTATTTAATTATTTTTTTTATTTATTTTATTTTTACATAATTATTTTTTACATAAATATTTTTTATTTTTTATATTTGCTTAATTATTAATTAATATTTTTTTATTTTTTACTTGTAAAATTTAAGGATAAGTATTGACCATAAAAATTGACTGTTTGACTATTTTATCACTTTTTTAACTTTTTGTCATTTTTAGCCTTTTTTATGGTCAATACTTATCCTTAATTAATACATCATTTTTTATGATTTTTCATCATTTTTATGGTTTTTTGGTATAAAAATGTAGAAATGTAAAATAAATTCTGTAGATTTTGAGGACATTCAATTCTATCAATTCTTTATTTTGAGCATTCCTTGGCTTTAGGGTTTTATAGTCCAAAACATGTCCTCAAAATCTACATTGTTTTTTTTACATTTCTACACTTTCTCTATTTCTTCTCTTATTACTTACTCTATTTCTCTTAATAATCATATAATAATATAATACATATAATAATACATATAATAAAGATATATAAACCTATAATACCTTATAATACTTATATAATGAAAAATAGAAATTATGATTCAGACACAGATGAAGATGACTCCGAGGAATTAAGCCACGAAGAAGTCGTATCAAGAGTTAAACAACATAGAAAGGATTTTGAAGGTGGAAAGATATCAATTGGAAAGTACTTTAAAAAGGTTGGTAAAACACTAAATAAAACTATAAAACCAGCTGTTCCAACACTAAAAGCAATAGGGAAACAAACAGCTAAGGTACTTATACACCAAGGCATTCCCGCAGTGGCTGGAGCTCTGGGACAAATGGGAGGCGACGCTTTAGCGGTAGCGACTGGAAACCCAGAGCTCGCCCCGTTTGCTGGAATGATGGGTCAAGAGTTAGGGACAATGGCAGGAAATAAATTATCAAAATATACAGCTAAAAAAACAGGTTATGGTATAAGCGGTGGTTCAATAATGCTTGATAATAAGGTTATCTTATCACCAACTGAAAAATTTGATAAGGTTATTGATCGTATAGGGGAAAGACTTGAAAAGTCAAAAGATAAATATAAAGAAGCTACAGACAGAAAAGATGATACTAATAAAAAAATAAGAAAAGCGACTTTAAAAAGAGTTAAAAGGGAAGTAAAAGAAGAATCTAACGCTGAATCAATGAGTGAAAGAATGGCTCGTTTAAGAAGTATGAAAGGAAAATCAAAAAAGAAATAAGTCAAAAAGTAAAGATGGTAAAGTGATGAATATAAAAATAAAAAATAATAAATATAAAAAATAATAAATATAATAAATATAATGATCAAAAAATATAATAATTTTTGTATATATATAATAAAAAATAAAAATATTTTAAATAAAGAATTTTATATCGGATCAACATATAATTTTAGTTCGAGAAAATCACAACATAAAAAGAATACAATCAATAGACGTAAAAAATCATATCATCGTAGACTATATCAATATATAAGAGAACATGGTGGATGGGAACAATTTGACATGGAAATATTAGAACATTACCCATGCAATATATTAAAGGATGGGCAATGTATTGAATTTGACTATATAGACCAAATGAAACCAGAATTAAATAAATTAACTTAAAAAAAAGAATATATACAAACATATAATGAATATTAATATAATTGAAGAACAAATGAATGAAATTGAGATTAAAGAAAGTACACGTTCTAATACACCAATTCTAGATGAAGAAATTAACATTCCATCGCTGACTGCCGACGGTGTCCCAACAATTGAAGAACAATTAAAACTAATAGCCATAGAAGAGGCTAAAGTTAAAAAAGACGAACAAAAACAGAAAAGAAGGGACTTAATAACAAAAGTTAAGACTATTTGTTTAAGTAAAATGGGTAAAGAACCTTTATTGAATACAACTTATTTAACCAATATTGAAAAGGATACATTAATTGATTTTATGAATCAATATGCCGACAAATCAGAAGATATGATTACAACTGAATTTAACGCTATATGTACTAATAAAATATTTAACAATCCTAAATATGATTATACAAGTTATCCTATTTATAACATTTAATTATCTAATTTAAATATATGATTTAAATTTATATTCATTATATTGATTTATATATAATGAGTAATACACAAGAAGAGATAAACCGTAAAAGAAATGAATATATGGAGACTTTAAACCTTCAAATTCAACTTAATGATGCTAATTTACAAGCCAATAAATTGTATTTAAGAACGGGACAATTACCCCCAACATCACAAATACCAGATACTAGAACAACATCTGAAAAACTAGCCAATATAGAATATTTAAAATCAGAAATAGCAAAGAGTATGTCAAAAATAGGTAGCCCTACATTTTCTTATGCTGTAGCAGATGGTATGTTAAATAGCCCTTTAAATGTTGATAATAAAATGGTTGAATTCTTTGCTCAAAATTCGGATTCTATAATGAAAGAGTTAGAAAAGAATTATAAGTTTGGTATTAAAGGGGATAAAAATGATGTAGAGACATTAGTAATATTTGTAAAAGATATGATGGTTAATAAAAATAATATGGTTCAGTCAGTTAAAAGTTATATGAATTCAACATCAGATGTTAATAGGACATCTAGTCTAATATTAAGCGATAATGATGTTGAATTGATACAACGACAAATTGAGGAGATAGTTAAAAAATTAATGTTATTATCTCATAAAAATAGACATTTTGGAGGCATGCAAGCTAATTTATTAATTGTAAAAGGATATATAGAGGATATAAAAAGAATTTTACCAGATAATAATACCCTAGCCAGTTTGATAAAAGATATTAATGATGAAGAATTATTTAATGAATATACAGAAGAACAAAAGGATACAATGGTGCATTTTTTTGATTTGTTAAAAAACTTACCAAAATATTCAGATATAAATTATTTATTGAATCAACTCAACATGTCATTAGAGAATAGAAATGCTAATTTATCGGAAAATATTATGATAAAAATTTTGTCATTGTTTGAAAAATATTCTATTGATGATTTAATAAGATATGGAAGACAATATCATGAATTATTCCGTGTTATAATACCAGGAATGGATGCCAGAGAAAATAATATAATGAGACAACAACAAATAAGAGAACAACAAGCTAATCAACAATTACAACATGTAATTATAGATAATCCAGAAGATAATGCCGCTTGGGTTAGAATAGCTAATCAACCAGAAGAACACGAAAATACACCAGTAAGTGTAAGTGCATCATCAGATTATATCCCTTACAATTTATTAACAAATCCATTTGATTTACATTCAGAACCAAGAGGTGAACAGATAAGAGAAAACCCACATATGAGAAGAGATTTAGAAAGAAGAAGAAGAGGACGTCCGAGTGGACGAGGTATTATTAAACCAAAAGAAAAAGCAATTAAAACACCATCCTATAAGCCTTTTGGTATTAATGAGATTAATCATAAGAAACTTGATAATGGAATATTAACTGTTAGACGTAAAAGTAAAACAAATTATATGGATTTACCGTCAAAGGCTATATCATCTAATCTTAAAGGAATTATTAAAACAATATCAGGAGGAGGAACGCCGGGATATAATGAAATGTCAAAATTAACAGAGGATGAACAAGATTATCTTCATAAACTTGTTAAGAAATCGGATCTACAAGACAAATTATCCGTTCCAACTCCATCAAAGGATAAGCAAGAAAAGGATTTTCATGAATTTGAAGTACTTCGCGGAGAGCTCATGAGTGGAAATGACTCAAAGGATTTAGTAAAAAAGTTTAAACTTTTAATTGTTAGATTGTCTAAACAAGGAGTACTACCCAAAAACCAGGTTAACGAATTATTGGAAGAATTAGTTATGTTGGGATATTGAAGTTAATAAAAAAAGTTATTTAAAGTTTATTAGTAAAGTTATTATAACTTTACTAAAGACATAGTATTATATCATATAATATGAAGGGAAAATCAATAAGGAATAAGGATTTGGAGGACTTAATTAATAGTTCTTATAATAAACAAGATGATGTTAACGGATACATATTAGATAAATCAATATCAGGATCAAGAAATTCAGTTTATCATAATCCAGAAACAGGACACACAGTAGTAGCTCATCGCGGTACATCAGGGGCGAAAGATTGGTTAAATAATCTAGCTTATGCAGTCGGTGGTAAACCGTTATATAAGACTACATCGCGTTATAAAGATGCCCGTAAAATACAATCGCGAGCTGAAAAGAAATATGGAAATGAAAATTTATCAACCATCGGACATAGTCAAGGAGGATTACAAGCTGAAATGGTTGGAAACAAAGGAAAAGAAATTATTACATTAAATAAAGCAACAAGACCATTTGAAAATTTAAAACATAAGAATCAATATGATGTAAGGACAGATTATGATTTAGTGAGTTCATTAAATCCATTCCAAGGAGCTAATGGATTAGAAACAAATATTAAATCAAAATCCTTTAATCCATTGACAGAACATTCGCCAACAGTATTACAACGACTACCGACAAATATGATGATTGGTGGAAATATAATTAAGTTAAAGTTTAAAAGACATTAACTAAGTAATAAATAACTTAGTTAAAGCCTAAAGGCATTAAACAATATATAAATAATGAGTGGATTTTATAGTAATTGGATCAAAGTACAACATCCTAATGAGGTTTTTCCTCAAATGACATCTAATGGATACCAAGCCCCATTTTATTTTGGTGGTTCTCAAGTTCCAGAAGCCCTAGCAACTGATTTACATGAATCAAAACATAAAACAAGTCATAAAAATAGTCAATCAGAAGTAAAAGATATTACAGGTAAAGGAGTTCAAAATACTACTATTGATAAACATAGTAATATTATGCTACCAAGACACATGTCAACAATAAAAAAATAACCCTAAAGATATTTGAGGAAATATTCTTTAGGGTAATTGAGGAATTGTTTACAATGACGAAATTATTTATATTGACGAAAATACCCTTTATGGGTTATTTTTATAGAATTAAAAATTTAATTTAATGTTATACCATATTATATATATTATATAACAAAAATGTTTATTTTAGTATTAAATTCAACAAATATTGTACCAAATGGGCAAAATAATGTATTAGAATATAAATTTCCAAATTCAGTCGTATTGAAAGATAAATATATAGCTGTATGTTCTATATCAATGTATTATTCGTGGTTTAATATATCTACATTATATAATAATAATAATTTTACTTATACTTGGACGACGGGGACGACTACTACAATATATACAATTAATATTCCAGATGGAGCTTATAATGTATCAGACTTAAATAAATTAGTTCAGTTTAATTGTATAAGTAATAAAACATATTGGACTATAGGAGGTATAAATTATTATCCTTTTGAAATGTTATTAGATGTGTCAAGATATGCAGTAAATATCAATACATATTTAATTCCAACAACATTACCAACGGGAGCAAGTGTTCCAACTGGTTTTCCAGGCTGGCCTACAACAATACAAAATTCAGTAATAACAATACCAGCTAATTTTAATGTTATTATAGGATATCCAGCTAACTTTACTACTAGTCCTAATATAGGTAATGTATCAGGAGTACCAGCAACTACAAATTATGTTAAAAAGGATCAAGCAAGCGGGACAATTGGTTATATATCAACTACTGCTCCTTCAATTCAACCTAATAACAATGTTATTTTTAACATGTCTAATATAAATAATCCTTATTCTCAACCATCTGGAATTTTATATAGTTTGAATCCTAATGTGTCAATAGGACAACAAATATCAGAAAAACCACCAAATTTTATATGGACACGAATGATTGATGGTACATATAATAATTTAAGATTAAATTTACTTAATAATCAATTACAACCATTAATTATTCAAGACACTAATATGACAATTTTACTCGCTATTAAGGATAAGGAAGAATCAATGGGTAAATAGATACTAAATAAAATAATTTAAGAATATGTTATTATATATATTTATATATAATTATAAAATGGTATTGAAAGAAGAATATAAATTTGATGATAAATATCTTAATCAACTTATTGATGAATTAAATAATGATAGACAGAAAATAATGAATTCAGTAAAAATAAATAATCAAGAAATAGACAGTATTAAATTATCAAAATTATCTCAATATGATAAATTAATAAATAATTGTTTATCCTTTAAAAAAGTATTAGATAAAGAAAAAAAGTCAGTTTATTAATAAAAAAATAATATAAATATTTACTTACTATATATAATTATATGATTGTTTATATTTTATATATGCATTATAAAGGTAATGATAATTATGATGATAATTATACCGAAATATTAGGTTGTTATAAAAATTATGATGATGTAAAAGAAGAATTGGAAAAACTTGAATATGATGAATTTAGATGTGTCAATAAATATTTTTATATTGAAGAAAAATATTTAATAGAATAAAAATAATATAAATATTTACTTACTATATATAATTATTGAATTATATATAATGAATTCAGATGTAGCAAATATTAGAAAATTATTAATAGGAAAATCATGTTATTCATATGATGAAAGATTAAAATATATATGTAATTATATTTCTAACTATGATGATATATATGATAAAATAAAATTTCATACAATAGAAAATTATAATGATAATCCAATATTAAAATATTTATTTGATACATATAAAAATAAGATAGAATTTATCAATACAAAAGAATTAAATGTAGATTTATATAATAGAAAATCTTTTGTTAAAGAAAATAAAAAGGATAGAATTTTATTAATTTTTGATTCTATAAATATTCGTAAATATGAATTATGGGTGTCTCCAGGTTGTGAGGATAAAACATATGAATATACTGATAGGTTTGATAGTTGTTGTATGAAATCTAAAATCCATAATATAGATATAATAATATTGGTGTCAAATCTTAATGATGCTGATAAAGTCTTAAGAAACATGTTTGATATTATGGATTTTAATCAATATAAAGAATCAGATGATTTATAAATATATCAATATAAATATATAAATATATCAATATAGATATAAATGGTTTTCGGAACTCATCATATTAAATTACCTTATTCAAATGCAAAAATAAGAACTATGAACGGATCGGTTGTTGGATCAGGGGTTGGGGCTGTATTATTAGACGGTGGTATGGGTGGTCAATCATCTTACCACTCGTTAGATGATTATATTGAAACAACAAAACATAATCCTTATGCTTCGTCAAAATCAAAACCATCAGGAGCTGGACTAGCCGATAAGATTGGTAGTAAATTGTCTAAACTAAATTTAATGCCTCCTACAAGTGGATTAAAAAAGAAAAATATTGTTATGTCAGTTTAAAAAATCAATAAATAATGAATTTCTATTTAAAAAAATGGTTATATATAATCGTATATATAATTATGAGTGCTGATAAATTAGTCTTTGACTTAAGTCAAGAAATTGAAGGTTCACCAAATGTTTTTATCCGAAAAGATTGGTTGAACATTCTTGACAACCAAAATCAAAATTACCAAAATAATCAATCTATTATTGATACATCTCAATTATCCAATAGTAATAAATGGTTGGGATATAGGGAAGGATATCTTTTAATACCATTAGTAGAAACATTAATAGGTGCTAGTGGAAATAATACAGCATATTCAAATGCAACAAAACTTTTAGGAACTGGGATATGGGATGGTGCTTATAATTCGGACTTTGCAATGGGATTAAAAAATTGGTATGGTCAAATTATCCATTCATTTACTCTTGATTATAATGGAACAACGATTATTCAACAAACCCCGTTTTGTCAAATGTGGAATACTTTTAAACTTTTAACAACATTGTCGTATAATGACATTCTTACACAAGGTCCAACTATAGGTTTTTACCCAGATGATCCAGGATCATTTACATTTATCAATTCAGGTGGTGTTCTAGCATCTCCAGGAACAGCAAATAATGATATAAATTTATATCCAATTGTCTTGTCAGATCCCGATACAAACTTTAATCAAAATGCAGGTAATACAGGATTTTCAAAAAGAATGGAATGGGTTAATTACAATCCAGCTGCAGGTGTTAATTCAACAGTATCATTTGTTTATGGTGGTAATAATAACGGTGCAACATCGCTTATGTATGGTGATAGCGCATCTCAATTATGGAAATCTTTTATTAGTTCTACAAGTGCTTCAAATGCAACTCACCCAGGATGTATACAAATAACAATTATGGCTACAGTACAGCTCAAACATATCCATTCTTTTTTTAATATGTGTCCATTACTTAAAGGTGTGTTTATGAAAATGACAATGAATTTGAATAATTCATCCGTTGGATTTAATATAGCTGGAGGAACCGATGCTGCAAGAGTTTTAACCTTAATAAATGCTCCACAAGTACCCGTAGGCGGAGTAAATCCGTTGATGATATCTGGATTTTATGGCGATCAAGAACAAGGGGGTATAAGTGCTTTACCTAATGGTAATTATTATGCCGATTTATCTGTTGGAGCTGTTCCACTTTCTAATTTGATTTCATCAAATAAAGGAAATTTAACTATACCAACTGGTAAAGGGTCAAAATCAATTTATTTATATGTACCAGCTTATACATTTAATCCGGTATTTGAACAAGCGTATTTATCAAATCCGATCAAGCAAATCAAATATACTGATATTTATCAATATCAAGTTAAGGGTATTGGTGCTGGACAACAATTCAATAACTTGATTACAAATGGTATTGCAAATATTAAATCGGTTTTGATAATTCCATTTTATTCACCCGGAAATGCTACATCTGATAATACTGGTTTAGGAGTAAATGGTTATGGTGTTCCCGTATATCAATCACCATTTGATACAGCTGGAACTGGTACTACATCTCCATTGTGTCATTTCAATAACTTTAATATTCAAATCTCTGGTCAAAATGCAATTTATAATACTCAAAGATACACGTTTGAGCAATTTAATAATCAATTGTATGGTCAAAATGCTGTTAATGGTGGATTAACCGATGGTATCACATCCGGGCTTATTAGTTATTATGATTTTCAAATGTCTCAATGCTATTATTATGTCAATGTTGAGAGAATGTTGCCGGTTGAACAATCTGTACCAAAAGCAATACAAATTCTTGGTACAAATCAAAGTGCTAAATCTGTTGATTTATGGGTGTTTGTTGAATATGGCGTGGAAGTAAATATTGATTCTATAACGGGGGCGCGTGTATAAGAGGTATATTAAAAAATCTATTTTGATTTAAAGTTTAATGAATATTATATAATATAAATGAATACAGAGTTTGAATTTATAAAAGGTTATGAAAATCTTTATAAAATAAATAGAAATGGTGATATATACAGTTGCAAATATGATATAATAATGAGTCCTCAAGAAAAACAAGATGGATATTTATATGTTAATTTATCAAAACCAAAATCACTTGAAAATAATATAATCAAACGTAAAAAGAGTAATGGTTTTATTCATAGATTATTATTATTGCAATATATAGATAATCCAGAAAATAAACCAGAAGTAGACCATATAGATAGAAATAGACATAATAATAGTTTAGATAATTTAAGATGGAGTACAAGGCTTGAAAATAGACATAATAGAACCGATTTAATTGAATTATTATCAGATGAACAAAAAGAGGAAAGAAATAATAAAATAAAAGAATATAAGAAAGAATGGGCAGAAAAGGATAGAAGGGAAAAAGGAATGAAAATTAAAGCTGATATGGATAAAACAAAAGATAAAAAGTATTATTCTGAATGGGTTAAAAATAAAAGAGCAAAAGAAACACCAGAACATAAAGAAGAACGATTAATTAAACGAAGGGAACAATATAAACTTAAAAAAAGCCTTAATAATTAGTTAAGGTATTATTTTTAACTTAAAAATATAAGTAGTAATTCTATTATATAATGAAATTATTACCTTTAGATATATCGGAAAGACAAGCTTCTAAGCTTCGTAATGGACATAAAGTAAGAGTTAAACATGGAACAGGATTTAATGTTCTAGTTCATCCCGATACTTATTCTTTAATGACTAAAACTTTTAAAAAAGGAAAAGGAGCTGAACTTAAACTAGCTGATGAAGAAATCCAAGCTAACAAAGCTTTAACTCCCGAAACACATAAAGAGAAAATGGATGATGAAGAAGACAGTTTTCATTTAGATAAATTGTTTGGTGGTGGGTCGTTGTTTAAAAGTATAGGATCTAAATTACAAAAATTTGGAAGAAGTAAAACTGGAAAAACATTAATTAAAATAGCTAAACCAATAGCTAAAGAAGGAGTTAAAGCCCTTGCTAAAGCAGCCGTAGATTCTACACCAAAAGAATATCAACCATTAACAAAAGCCGTGGCAGGTGTAGCAGCTAAAGAAGCTAACAAAGGTATAAGTGGTTTGGGTATTAGTGCTGATAAACATAAACGATTACATGAATTGAATAAACATATCGGTACTAATATGGGTTATTTAGGACGCGCAAATATTGATAATGCAGTTGCAAATGGAATGAGTGCTGGAATGGCTAAAAGTGCAATTGATATGAGACATACAATTAATCCATCTAAATCACATTGGGATGAACCAAATGCTCCTCCATCAAGAGGTTGTGGGATTCATCCGGCTTCTATGAGATCAAGGGGTGTTGTACAAGGTAGAGGAACACTACATCAAGGACATGGAGTTGTACCAGCTCATATGTCGCAACCAAATGGAGTTAATTTTCAATTTCAACACACTCTCCCTCCTCAATATCAAAGCATTCATGCATCTGGAGGCGGTCTTTATCTTTAAGGAAAAATAGATAAATATTATATTGTTTATATTTTCTAAAAAAATCAAAATAGTAATTCATACTATAACTATATTATTATGGTTATATATACTAAAATATTTAAATTATTTATTAAATCGTTTTTTGTTTTTTAGTTCTTTTTCTTTTTTCAATTCTTTCTATTTGTTGTTGAACTAAATTAATAGGTATATCCTCAATAATAGGTTCGGGGACTATTTCAATATCAATTGGAGATAAAAAAGATATTCCTTCAACAATGGGAACTAGACCAATTTTTGGTTCATCAACAATGGGAACTAGATCAATTGGTTTTTCATCTGGTATAGGTTCAATAACCGATATTTTCTTTTTAAGATAATATTCTTTAGCTTTATTTCGTTTATATTCTAAAAATGAAGGGTCTTTAACCTTTCTTTCTTCATAATATTTCTTTCTTTGTTCATTGACTTTTTCTTTATTATTTTCTCTATATTTTTGTGTGGCTCTTTTTTGTGATTCAGTATAAGAGCTATATTTGATAATTGTTTGTGTATCCATATATATTATAATATAATTAATTCTTTATATATATTCTTATTTATTTCTTATCCATATATTTAACCCCAACCTCAATTTTAGTCATATCTTTACCCCCTTTTTCGTCTTCTGATGATATTGATTCTAAAGGTTTAATAACATCAATAGCAGTTCTTAAGGCTGGGTCTTCTGATCTGAAAAAATGTTTAAGTATGTATTCATTTTTCTTCCAATCAATAGATGTATTTAAATCATCAAACATTTCCAAAAAGTTATCAATATCATAATATAGATGTCCAGTCCTATGTTTAGATGAATTGATAAAGTGTCCTAAAGCTAAACAATAGAATCCACAAGCATTATTCATTAAACTTTGTATATCTTTTTTAGTATAAGGTAAGTATTTATTAAAACTATGTTTAACCCGTTTTTTAATAACTTCGGATGGTTCAACGCCGTAAGGGTCAAAAAAGATGGGTTCTATTGTTCCATTTGGTGATTTATTAACTTGTAAATAAGTCCAGTGAGTACCGTCATTTTCTTGTCCATCATCTGTTTTTGAGTCTTGTAAGTTAATAATATATCCTTTGTTTACTTCTATTTTTAAGGGTAATTCATCTTTAAAATAAACACCAGCTAAAGGTATTTTCATTCTATCTGATAAATCGTGAATCTGTTGATCTGTTAACATTGTATTATATATATAGTATATTATTATATATTTAAATTAAAATCCATTACTACTTTTATATTTATTATTTTTTTGACTATTATTTTTTAATTCTAATTTTTTATTTAATTCTATAATGATATTTTTTAAAACCATATTTTCATTTTCTAATTTTCTAACCAATACCTCTAAAGGTTCAACTACTTCCCATTCTTCAAAATCAAAACTTTTATTACTATTCATTATACTATATACTATACTGTTATTCTTATATTAATATTATTATGTATAAATGTAAATTATTATTATGTAAAAAAAGAAGACATATATTATTATAAGAATCCTAAATTAGAATAATATTAAAATATATAGAAATTATAGAAATATATGTCTTCTTTTTTTACATAATAATAATTTACATTTATACATAATAATATTAATATAAAAAAATAAAATAATATAAAAATATAATAATTATATACTGTATATATGGAATATTATATAACTGATGAAAATAATATTATGGAAACCAATAATATAATAAACCATCAATTATTATATGATGAAAAACAAAAATATAAATATAAGAAGGTATTAAATGAACTTATGGATAATTGGAGTAAAACTATAATTCAGTTAAAAATAATGTATGACTATAATATAAATATAGACAATTTAATGAAAAAAATAACAAAAATCTATTTCCTCAATTTTAGATGCTCTAATGAGTTTTTAAAGGAGAGAAAA